TATCAGAAATCTCGCTCAGTCTTTCTCTTATCTTATCACAAGTTCTCTTCTTAACTACATTTCCACATTTACTGTTAATCATATTCTGAATACCAGTGAATGCATTACAAAAAACCGACACAGGGTTATATCTCCAAGCCATCTCTGTAAACTCATTGCAGTAATTTCTAGCCATTATCTCTGCTTCTTCTTCTTCATCCTCTGTTGGTTCAACATTCTCAGATGCATCAACAAACACATCCGGCATTTGTTCTACAAATTTAGGCTTGCGCTTCCGACGACTTGACATCAAGTTAGTATATTCAGTTACATGAATAGGCTGTCCTGTGATACTAACTGGTATTGTCCCTGTAGCTGCTGGTGTAGTATACGCACTCATAGTACAAGCATGTTCGATCACTCCTGTCCCCGTAGCAGTAACTGTAAAATTAATCAAGGTATTAGTTGGGGTTGCAGGAAAAGTCATATTTATTATAGCAGGTGCCAATTGAGTTCCTACCACAGTTTGAATAAAAGTTATTGATTCAGTAACATTACCTATAGTATAAACAAGATCAACAAGATCGGTGGCTACATTAGACGTACATACCGCAATAGCATTAAATTGAAAAGTATTAACAACACCCACTGTTGCTAATCCTGGAAAAGCTTGAGATATAACTTGAGAATTAGTAGTTACCCCACTAAAACCCCCCATTGCTGGCATTTGTTCTTCTATCTTCTTACACTTAGTTTTCTTAATTTTATCAATCATATCCTGTACAACTATAGTTGGAGTAGCATGACAATGTACGTGTACATTATCATAGTCAAGAGCAAAAGATCTAACTATCTGCCCATTAACTTTATAGGCGTTAGGATTATCCCACTCTGTTGTTTCCTTATAAGGTATAGGTACGCTTAACGGCCATTTACACTCACCCTCAGGGCAATCAGGACAACTCTGTACATCTCTCTTACGTCTCATCCCTAACATGTTATGCATACCTAAACTCTCAGCCATAGCATCAGCCATATCATGATGACCACGTGCGTGCATTATCGAGGCACCGATGTCCCGAACAACGTCCTTGTTCACACCTGTCTGTTCAGCAATGTGATCAACTATAGCTCCAACAACTGCTCCTGGCAATTTTATGGTAGGAGGTTTAGGCAATTGACTCTGAAATTCTGGTGGAAAAATTGGTCTTGCTTCTCTAACGGGAGGCGCAATTGGAACTGGTCTAAATGGTGCCAACGGTCTTTCTTCCTCATCATCTAGTGCTGGAATAGCACTTTGAAAACTTCCAAAAGCTACAGGAAAATAAAGTTTGAAATCATCACCTATACTATGGCAAGGTTGCACGAAAACCGAGGTTGCAGTATCATTATTAAAGGCTGCTATACGCATATTAGCGTACTCGCACTGACTAACATTCCCGTTGTTTGGAATACTAATTACTGGATCCCTATGTTGAAAAGGCACAGTTTCAGTATGTTCGATACGCAATCCTGGTCTCCATACAGCAGTACCTTGGTAAAAAATGGTACTACTCACAGTAGCTGGTGTTGAAGTTATAGTGTCAGAAAAATCAGCGTCGTAAAATGATGGATAAGCTGCTAAAGTAACTCCGCGATTAGCACCCACTGGAACTATAAAAGTGACTTTATTTGAACCATTAGAAAAAGCAAAACTATTTCGCAAAAAATTATGCATCGCCCCAAAGAAAGGGGGCAAAGTCATCAACTGAGTCCACACTGCTGTAGTGGGAACTGTAATAGAAGCTGGATCGACAAAATCAACTCTCTTAAGCAAGTTATATATATTCATATGATTAGAAAACATCATACCCTTCATAGTAATTGGTTTCCCCTGAAAAACTCCTTGACTATCTTCTTCTTTCTTTGCTGTTTCTGAGGTTTGTTTAATAGGTGTCTGACTACCTCCCGTAACTGGTTCACCCATCTGTTCCTCAGCCCTAATTTCTCGAGGTTGTCGCCTCAATGCGTAAGTGTAATTAGTACGCTTTACAACAATCTCAGGATCATTCATCCTAAAAGAAAGAGATCCAGTCAAAGTATTAGCTCCACCGACAGGTATTTGCAAATTATTCCATGGATGAATATAAACTCTCCCCATAGTATTAGATGATCCGGTTGGATCCAAACTTTGCATTGGTGTAACATAAGACCACGGTATATCTAACTCAGCTATGGTTTCATTTGCTGGATTAAAGAAAACATGAGGGAATTGCGTCCAAGTAGCATTTGAACAATTTGTATAATCAACTCCATCTGGTACATAAAACATAATAAGTAATCCTGAATATTGCAAAGGCGCATTCATTTCCCAAATCATAGTAAATTTTCCACGGAAAAAAGCGTGATAATTAATAAGCCCATTAATAGAAAGATTAGCTGCAGTAAGAACTGCTCGAGGTAATGGTGTTATACTCAAAGGAGCTACAATAGTGTCAGTAACTGACCATGCAATTCCAACAGTAAGAGGATATTTCCTCATACCAATATTAAAAGTATCAGCCGTCTTAAGTTTCGCAGCTCTAGCCTTTTCAAAATTTTCAGCACTAGAGACAGTACCTTCTGGCGGTTGCGCAGTCACTGGTACAAGTTCTGTATCATATTCCGTTTCCATTTGTTCGTAAATAGCACCTCGAATATTATAATACGACAACCCAGTTGTTTTATGGGTTGGAGTATCAAACTCAAAATTATCACCTGCCCTAACATAAACGTTAATTTCAACTGTAGGAGCTACCAAAGTAGGTGCAAGAAGAGGAGTAAAAGCAAAAACATTAAGGGTGCCGACATTGGCTATATTAACATAAGGATCAGCTGGAACAGCTGGTCCTGACACAGACGAAACACATTTCTTAAATTCAGTCTCACCCACATACTCTACTTCAAAATCCATACGATTTTTCTCTTTCAAGTCCATAATCTTATAAATCAAATTCGAACATTGACTAAAAGTAGGTGCCGCAACAGAAGCTGGATTAAAGGCTACCATAATTTGTCCCATATGAAAAGGAGTTCGTACAACCTCAAAAGTGTAGATCAATGATCCCTTCCAGAACTGGAATATATTAGCGTAATTACAAAGTGCCGTTTGATTATAAGTTCTAGTGGCTGCATCCACGTAACGTGGACAGTAATTTGGACTAACTCTATAACGCGCCAAAACAGATCCTGCTGTAGAAGTAGTAGTATAAGGTATAACCTCCAAACGAGAAGGAATTTTACATCTATCTAAAATGCTAGTAATATTAATCTGTTTTCCAAGGCCAAACATAGCAGTCTCATCCTTAGACTTATCATTAGCTATAGCTAGAAAATTCGATTGACGAGAGTGAGGTGTGCAAAAATCAGAATCACCATGTGCTTCCATTTGTTCTTCACACTTGATAAAACGAGCTTCATTAACCATAGTTCTAATAGACCCTACCTCTACTTTAGCTGCTCTACTTTCCGCAAGGAACGACGGTCTTACTTTATGTAATTCCTTAGAATCATTAACTATCTTATTACACTGATTTAGCCGGATTGCTATATTACTCGTATATACAAACATCAACTCTTTTTGTTGCTGCAAAGTCTTATTATTATCATTGGATTTATCACCCATATAAAAGGATCCACCTACTAAAGCGTCCATCTTTTTAGAACGCGCTAGCAAACTAATACAATGTTCTCTAATTTCACACAAATGCTCATGTGTCCACAACCCTATCATGTTGTGAATGTTCCACACAACTTCCTTAAGATAAACATGGATTAACGTACAAGGATTGTACTCACTTTCGCTATCACTATCTGGCATCTGCTCTTCAAACTTACGCGCAATAGTATCAGGATCATCCTGACAAGGGCAATGTCCCCAACTATCTGGGTAATCATGATCACACTCAACTTTCCATTTTTGAAAATCTTCCAAAACATTATTCAGCTCAAATTTATCGTTATTTTTAGTAAGAAAATTCTCAAAACCATGATCATCCCATTGTAACTCCTCTGGTGTAGGAGTTAATCCTGGTGCGTGACTTACTGAGTCAGCATCGCTGTCACTACTGGAGATACTATAGCAGGAATCAAAATCAATACTATCATTGTCCCAGTCGTACTGGTCACAACCACAGTCGTGATAACCACGATACATACTACCGCAAGCATTACATTCTTCCGCGTGATCTTTCTTTTGAAAACACCAACAATCCTTTTGAGGGATTTTGGTGAACGGACACGTAGTTGAGGGGTAAAGTTTTTCACAAAACGCTCTCTGTTTCTTCCACCACTTTTTACTACGCGGCTTACGCGAGAGTCGTTCCAAACGACTCCGCAATTTCTGATCCTCAGTTTTCTTAGACTCTTGGTCACATACCACATTTGGTCTTCTTGGTCTTGGCGGTGTCAAAAGTTTGGTTGAAACTTCAGCATCACAAGGTACTTCCTCGTCTTTCTCAACATCTTGATGTATTGTTGCGAAACACTCAAAAGTAGTTTTCTTGTCCTGAAATCCATCATTAACTTTCTCATCGCTCCAGAAAGCTTTAACTTTTTCTGGAAAGTCCTTAATTTGATTCCAATATCTCTTAATTGGACTGACGTACTCCTCAACAGGCTTCTCCTGTTTTGGATGTCGCTTACTATAAGCTACATTCCGTTGACGCCGATACTCTCTCAGCTCTTTATCATTCATCCACTGTTTTTGTGTTTTTGGCTGACTTACAGCTTGCTTATTTTGCTGCCTCACAGCTTGATCAACAACGTTTAAAAGTAAAGAATCCATAATGTATCCCACGAGCAACTGTTATCTTAGAACACTAGAGGTATCACAGTACATCCCCCTCTAGTAGCAAAATATAAAGATTCTAAATGCAATGGTTCTGATCATGCAGGCATACGGACTTGTCACATTAGTTCTTGTATCGGGGTTCCGGCATTTCACCTTCTGTATCCCTCAAATAAGCTAACTGACTGGTATACGCTGTTTCTGCAATCTATCTCCTCATACATATAGGC